ACTGTGCAGCCATTCTATGACGACCAGAAAAGCCGCATTGGTCAGACGATGCCACACCGACAGTCGCTGGAATTGACAGCCAAGCAGACAAAATCAGTCGTCGATTTCATCGCCGCTGGATTTGGAAAGCCAGCAGACATCGAGCAGCCAGCAGACGAAAATTTGTAACGGGCATCCTAAAAACCACAAAGGCCACCATAATCGGTGGCCATTTTTATGTCGGTCTGTTGTCGATGTCAGCGCAGCAAGTAGGCGACCAGGAACACCAGGACAGCCAGCAGGACCATCGAGCAGGCGCCAAGCCAGTCCATGTCGTGAGACTTAATCGTCGACAGGGATTTAGAGCGAGCGAGCAGCTGCAGCATGTCTGAATTCATTTGCTGTCGCTGGGTTTCGGTCAGGTTTTCGATGCGATCGATTTCGTCCTGGGAGAGGACAACGTCGCTGAGTTTATGTGAGTAGTCTGATTTCATTTCAGTATTTCCTCGATGTTATTGGTCATGAATTCGGATACGAATGCGGCGACTTTGAGCGCGTCGTGAGTGGCATTTCCAGACTCAGCAATTCTAACGCACTGGCACAGAAAGTTAAAGCTGGCGGACTGGTTAACAGCTGCTCCTATCCATTTTATTAGAATGTCGCCACCGAAATGCCTGGCATCAAGAAATCGAGCTGTAAACTCGCACATGAGCAGGATGTCGAGAGGTCCTGCGAGTGGGACGACCTGGTCGCCCAGGTGCTGGTCGGTCGCGCTGGCGCGGATGTTGCTGATGTTTTCGTTTTCGTCGCGTGTGATTACGCAGTAGAGTTTAGTGTTCATTTTAGTTCCTCAGATAGGATTGGCAGAGTGTAATAGATGAAAAGGACGGTCAGGTTTTCGGCGGTGAGCTGGTGCGCAGCCATGTCGGCGACATAGGCGCCATACCATGCTGTAATGTAATGCGAGTCGGCTGTCCAGTTAACATAGACGTCGCACTGATCGAGCTGATCCTCGGCACTATCTTTCCATTCCATGAGGTCGTCTAGTTCAGCCGAAGCCCAGCACGCGTCACACTGCTCAGGCGGGTTCTGATAGTCGCCGCTGGTGCAGCCACAGCCATCGAGACGCGAGTCGTCGATGAGTTTCTGCAGGTCGCCGATGATAATGTTTTTGAGTGTTTCGGTCATGCGCATACCTGATCCATTTTAGCTGTAAACTCGGCGACCATTTTCTCGATGTCTGCATTCGTCTCGGCGCTGTAGGCAGTGACAGGTTCGCCGAAATGATGGCTGCCGATGGCGACTCGAATGTGGCGCGTGTACTGCTGTTGCAGATCGCGCTTGCGGTTGGCGTACCATTTGGCTGTCTGTCCGCATGGTTCGAGCCAGATGTTCAGCGACCAGCCAGCGTCAAAGTTCAAGTAGACCTGTGTTTTCTTACCTTCGTCAAAGTACACGCGGAATTTGCCGTGATTTGCCCAGGGTCGTCCGCCGAGCATTTTGGCAAGTTCGATGAGGAATTCTGGAGTAGGATTTCCAGTTTCGAGATTGTAGTGTGTCATGTGATTCCGTGTCGACTCCGTGCCGACAAACTCTATTATACACATGGAGAAAATTATTTTGTCAATCGGAGAAAACTATTTATATATACATGTTCAATATAGGTCTAAAGTCCCATAGCATTGACAAATTATTATTTTGTCATTATGAGAAAATGTGTATACTAGGTGGATGGCACATAAAACCATGAACGAGTTAATTGAGGAGGCAGCGACCTGGCTGGCTATCCAGCGTAGTCTGCGGCCATTCTCGCAAATCGCCAGCGAGGCAGGCATGTCGCCGCAAGGTCTGCGTTATAGAGCAGAACAATACATGCGCACTGGCAAATTACCAGCAGCAAAGAAAGGAAAGAAATAACAATGGAAAGAACCTACACCATCATTGATAACAACGTCGTCGAGACAGCCACAGGCGAGATTCTGTGCGAGGCAATCAGCCACGACGGCATCACATCACAGACAGCGCTGGAAGCGGCGCTAGAGCGCATCGGTCGCACCGAGCATGCACTAGCAGCCATGCAGCAGCATCACGCGTTCATTCTCGACAACTGCAAGCGGCAGGAAAAACGTCTGCAGTCACACGTCGACTACCTGCGCGATCTGTACGGCGCACACATCGAGGCATTCGCACAGGGTCGGCTGACAGGTCAGAAATCCAAAACACTCGAAACTCCATTTGGCAAGGTCAAATTCCGAACGGTACGCGGCGGATTGAAAGTCATCGACAAGAACGCAGCACTCGCACTGGCACATCAGCACGGCTGGGTCGAAGCGATTAAGACAACAGAGGAGTTTCAAATCAGTCGTCTGACAGAGCTGCAGCGCACCATGCTGATCGAGCAGCAGCCAGAGGGTTTCGAGGTCACATCGGACGTCGAAAAGTGTGACATTGTGGTGGTGGACAAATGACTAAGCCGCTGACACTCGCAGCCAAGGTACTCGCAGTCAGCAGGTCCATCGGTGCAGTCGAGAAAAACGGTCTGAACCAGCATTTCAAATTCAAATTCCAGGCATGGGATGATGTGCTGCCAGCTGTCCGAAACGCATGCGTCGAGCATGGTGTCCAAATCACACCGACGGTCAGGAACGTGACGCACGATGGACAGCACGTCCTGGTCGAAATGGCATTTACGGTTCGTGACACTGAATCCGAACAGCGCGACGAATTCGTGTGGTTTGGGGAGTCCAAAGGGAACGACGACAAAGGCATCCAGAAAGCGATTACCAGCTGCACCAAGTATGCGCTGCTGAAATATCTGATGATTCCGATAGTAGACGACACAGACACCGATGCTGATGGTCCTGCGAAGCCAGCAGCCAAGCCAACACCAGCACCGACGAAAGTGACGGTCGAGGATGCCAGGACAGTGATGCGAAATTCGGTCAAAACTCGCTGGCAGGAAATGGGCGGCACAAACGGTCAATTCACGCAGCTGCGCGAGCTGGCTGTCGCTAAGGGTCAAGACATTTTCGAACTGGTCCATGCAGCGCTAGCTGATGGCTGCCCAGGCATTGAGGACATCGAGGCATTTGTCCATGAGGTGCTAGCTAAGAAATGACCAAACGATTCCAGCGGATGCCAGTCTATCTGGTGGATGTGGTCGACAATGAGTGTCTGTTTATTGTCGGCAGCGAAAGCCGCTGGAATCATTTTTACGAGGTCCATGTGAATGAGCATGGACACACTACCTGCGACTGCCAGGACGCTGGATTCAGACGAAAACAGCCGCAGTTTCTCGACATCATATCAGACAGAAATGCGCTGGCATGTAAACACATGAGACGCATCGGACAGCAATACAGGAAATTACAGAACAATGGTAAATAGAACAATTCTCATCGGCAGACTCACACGCAATCCAGAGCTGCGCACGACATCCACAGGAAAAGATGTGGTCGAATTCAGCATCGCAGTCAACAAGCGGATTAAGCCACAGGAAGGACCAGGCGCGGATTTCTTTCGCGTGAGGGCATGGGGACAGGTCGCACGCTACGTCAGCGAGTACATCGGTCGAGGTCGACTGGTGGCAGTTGATGGTCGGCTTGAGCAGCGTACATGGCAGGACGCAAACGGCAACAAGCGTGAGAGCATCGAGGTCGTCGCAGATAACGTGAATGCGCTCGACAGACCACGCGATGAATCAGGCGCGAATACATCGACGAATAAGCAGGCATCAGCACCATCGTCTGCAGGTGAATATAATCCATGGGAGGATGAATGAGCATGTGGCAAGTCGGTCTAGCTGTGGTGGTGATTCTGGGCATTATGGTCGCGTATGCGGCCATAGTCGTCAGCGACCTGGAGATTGATGATATAGACGACGAGGAGTTTCCGAAATGACAGTCGGACGAGCTGCGGACATCATCGCAAGCTGCGACCACATGACACTGGATGTCGTGCGTCCAGGCATCTGGCAGCTAACATGCGGCGACGAAATCGACATTATCGGTGAGCAGCAGCTGATTGATTTGGCGAGACAGATCGAGGACGACGGGGCATAGACATCAGGACAGGGACCATCATGAGGAAAACGTACACGACCACAATCACCATGTCGCCGACGGTAAATAACCTGTACGCAAACGTACCAGGAAAGGGCAGGCGAATGACAGGTCATTACAAGGTATGGCGGCAGGGTGTGGTCCAGTACATGGCACTTACACTCAAGCGCATCGATGGTCCTGTCAGAATCGATTACATGTTCAACCTGGGCAGCACATTTCGAGGTGATTTGTCAAATCGAATCAAGGCGATCGAGGACGCACTGGTCGAGGCAGGCATCATCAAGGGCGACACGTTCAGTGTGGTCGTCGCGGCAGCCTATGAGCATCGTCGTGTGGATGACAAGGAGTCGAGTGTGACTATCACTTTGACTCCAGTTGTGATAGAATGAAAGAGGAACTAGCAGGCCGTAAGCATCATTTTTCCTCTTTCGATGCTGAAAGCCTGCTAGAAAAGAAAGAGGAAAATGAAAATAATAGACGAGCCTGGTGAGTCCAGGCATTCAACATCGGCAACGCCGCTAGGCTGGTACAAATGGTATCCCAGGGATTTCCTGGCGAGCAGCACAGTCAGGCGCATGTCATTCACTGCACAGGGTGTGTATCGCGCACTGCTCGACCTACAATGGGAGGACGGATTTCTAATTTCCTATGATGATGCAGCTGCTATTTTGCGACTGACACCAGAGGAAAAATCCGCATTTCAGCCATTCTATGACCTGTGTTTTCCTGATGGAATCAATCCAAAAATAGACGAGCAGCGGCAGGCATCTCTAACCTACATCGAGCGTCAAAGGCAGGTCGCGAAAAACAAGCCTAAGGCTAGGTCAAGGGTAGCTAACAGCAAGCCTAAGGCTAGGTCTAGGGTAGCTAACACTGAGCCTATAGCTAGTGTCAGCCCAACAGAAACAGAAACAACAACAGAAACAATATTAACACTAGATAAATCTAGTGTAGACACGACGCACGTCTGGTCGATTCCTGATGGTCTGCAAACTGAGAAATTCCTGCACTCATGGACGGCATTTGTGCAGCACAGGAAGCAGATGCGCAAACCGATTTCGGCTGTCGGTGGCAAGGCACTGCTGCGGAAACTAGAGCAGCACACGGTCGAGGTCGCGACAGCCGCACTAGACGAATCACTGTCCAACGGCTGGCAGGGAGTATTCCCAGAAAAGGTCGAGACAGTCGAGCGACCTGGGCGCACAAGACCTGTACAATTTGATAACGGCAAGCAATCCACACTGGCACGTCTAGGCGGCCTGGGAGATTACGAAAATGAATGAACCTACACTAACGAAAACACTACTGAAATCATTCGCCATTCTCATCGATGGCGGCTATCGGACATACGGCGACTGGTCCGCCGAGTTGCTGCAGACGAAGGCACGACTGTACGCGATGCTGCTCGACGATCCAAAAATCACACGCGATGTCGTGCAGGCGACGACCATGCGCTACATGCGGCGCGAGGTCTGGGTGTGGAAGGGATGCGAGCAGCAGCAGGCGAGTCTTGATTTTCCGTCTGCGCCAGAGTTTCGGGACGCATGTCTGCAGACCTACCATGCCATGTACCAGACGCTGGCTATCGGCTACAGCACAAACGAACGCGGGTATCAGATCATGCACACGGTCGAGGTCAGGCGGAGCATTCCGCAGCAGGAAAAGGACCAGCTGATTCAGCGAGCGCGTGAGCAGCTAGGTCTGCCGACACCAGACAGTGAGGACAGGCAGCTAACAGCAGACGAGCTGGCACATGCGAAAATGCTGATTGAGCGCACACTGGGAGGTCTGGAATGAGCGAGCAATTTACAGACATGCTGGCTAGATTAAAAGTCATTTTTGCTGACTGCGAAATTATGATGGTCGAGCGGCAAGACTTGGAATGTAGTGATGGAGTCGGACATTTTGTTCCGCCGTTTTATGTCATAGCACCGAAGGATTTACCTGAGTGTAAATGGAAATTTGATTACGATCAGGCAGTTTTTGTCACTACACATTTGACAAGCATTGACCAAACCAGAAAACTCTTGATAGAAAAATGCGGTTTTCATTTGGAATTTACATGGTGGTTCAATAGGCTATGAGTGAACACACCGATGCCGTCGGCATGTCCAACATACATACCTATAAAACCGAGGATGTTGAGCAAATCAAAACCCACAGGTATCAGGGAATGAGGGCAGCAGAAATCAGGACAGGTGATGTCATCAGCACATCGAAGGAAACGAGGTTCACCGTCAAGTCAGTGGACATCATCGACGGGTCGATTCGGATCCGATTTGACAGCTGGGTCCTGATTCCATACGCTGGGACGATTCCGCCAGGGTGGACCATTGAGAGAGACGGCGAGGTCATCTATGCGCCAGGGCATCCACAATGAGTTTCAAGGACCAGAACTGGGAGCAGCGCGAGCGCACACTGGGTGACATCGCAGAGCGGGAATTTGAAAAATGGGCTGGCAGCAAGCACATCAGGTTTGACCGATTCGGTATCTGTCGACCGAACGTCGATGCCAGACTACTGGCGGACACTATCAGCCACATGCCAGACTATCTGGCACAACTAGGTCCACATGTCTATTTGATTGAGGTCCAGGGCTGCGGAGCAGACAGGACGGTCAAATTCAAGCACAGGAAACTGCGAGCTGCGGGTCGATGGCAACGGCTGCACACGGTGCTGTGGTATTTCTACAATCAGGCGGCTGACGAGTCGGTGCTGATGCGACATGCTGCCGTCGAGCGCATGTGCGCATTCGGCATGGGATTTCGTACCGATGGCTATTTCGATGGCACAAAGCCGATCGCACAGGTCAGCTGGTCGGAGCTAAAGCGTACAGCAGCAAAGGACCACAGTGAGGAAATCGATGGCATATAAACCAGACAACGGCAAGCAGATATGGTCTAACAATGTCGAGCAGCACGACAAGTGGTGGAGAAATGATGAGCGCTATCTGCGACCAGAAACGCTGGCAAGGCTAGAAAACATCGAGGACCAAATCGAGCGTCGAGCCGAACCTGATGAATCTGGTGATGTAGAATAATTTCGGTGTAGTTAAGTTCATGTAGCTGGTGCTGCGAAAGCAGCTGTCAGACCAGACCAGCATCCGTAAACAACTACCGAGGTCATCAAATGAAACTGGCTATCGATCCTGGACACGGCATGTCAAATAAACGCGACGATGTTTTTGATCCAGGGGCAGTCGCAGCTGGTGTCAGAGAAGCCGACGTCGCACTGGAGTGGGCGCTGACTGGGAAATATGTCCTGCCGCAGTATGGCATCCAGCATTTCCTCACCAGGGACGACAACAACGACGAAATGCCAGTGGGCAGGCGCGATGATGTCGCCGCGGCAAATGGCTGCACTCATTTCCTTTCGCTGCACTGTAACGCAGCCGACGGAAAAGCGACTGGAGTCGAGGTCTACTATCGTGATTCACAGGATAAAGTTTTCGCCATCGAGGTCCTGCAGGCGCTGGTCCTGGCGACAGGTCTGAAATCCAGAGGTGTCAAAAGGGAGTCTGACAGTCAGCACAGTCGTCTGGCCGTGCTAGATTTCGGACCACCAGCATGTCTTGCTGAAATCGGATTTCTCGACAACCCACACGACAGGTCTGTGATTCGGGACCGAAATGTCAGGCTGAAATTCTGGGCGGAATTCTGCAGGAGGATGCGCTGATGCCAGCAGACCAGCAGCAGCAAGGTGTCGAAACGATTTCGGCACTCAGCAGCGCACTCTCATCATTCTGGGCATGGTTGCTGCCGATGGTCGCAGGAATTCTGCACATCGGGAAACTGCAGCAGAAAATCACGCAGATTGAAACGGATCACGTCGACATGAAACAACTGGTTCATCGCACCGAAACTCATCTGGCTAAGTTATCAGCACATGTCGAAACACTCATGAATGACCGAAACAACGGTCGCTAAGTTTCCCACATAGTTTTCCACATTCAAAATGAACCTATGCGAAACCACATCACGCAGGTTCACACGGCCAGTGTCCATGACATCGTTCGACTGGGATTGATTTCAGACCTGCATTTTGGGTCGAGCAGTTTATACAAACCAGCACTCAGACACGACTTTGAAATGATGTGCAATCTGGACGCAAAGATATTCCTGAACGGCGATGTCTGGGATGCAATTTTGCCATCGGACATTAAGCGATTCGATTTGAAGGCATTGGATCCTGAGCTGCTGCAGCTAGGTTCGACACCATTGGACGCAGCGCTGGAGATGGCATACGAATTCCTGAAGCCATACGCAGCCCATATCGAAGGCATAGGCATCGGAAATCATGAATCGCATGTCGAGAAACGGCATCATATCTGTCTGACATCAATCCTTATCGACAGGCTGAATCAGCTGCCGAACGTGAATATCATCGCTGGCGGATGGTGTGGATTCTGGAACATCCAAATGTTCAGAAAAGGCAAGCGGACCAGCTGGACATTGTATAGACACCACGGTGCTGGTGGTGCTGCGCCAGTGACCAAAGGTGTCACAGATTTCCAGCGTATGATGGCATGGCATACGAACATCGATGCATTGTGGCTGGGGCATAAACATAACAGGTACGCAATCATGGACATGAAAATGCATTACGACTCGCAGCACCATCGAGTCATCGAGCGACCTGTGACCTGCGTCATGACAGGCAGCTACCTGTCCACATACGGCATTCACCACAAAACGAAGGCATCGTATGCAGCTGGCTGGAATCTGTCGCCGCAGCCTATGGGCGGAGCAGTGATCGAGCTGCGACAAGTCGAGAAAACCGAGAACAAGAAAACCAGTTTGACCTGCCAGAGTCGTGTGATTTTGTGACGTCATGGTCGAAATGTACGGCAGAGGGACGGAAAACGGGCATCTACTGTACACGTCAGCTACGGGATTTCTGTGAGGTCATAATGAAAACATCATGAACATCATCGTGAAAAACATCATCGTCGGCGCATTTTCTGGTCTGCTGTCAGCCATTATGGTCGACCTAGACAAATGGAAAACCAGCATCGATGCGCAGTTCGATTTCAAACTCGCAGCCAAACGATGGTTAGCTGGCGCAGTGTCTGGTGCTGCAGCTGCGCTAGGATTCGGTGCAGCCGTACAATGACGACGCATTACCTGAAGCTATGGCATCCAGCACTAGGACCTGTTGAAATGGTGGTGCGGCTACTGGGAATTAAGCTGCGCCAGGTGCTGACAGTTGAGGGCAACCTAGACGGTTTTACACCAGAACAAATCATCATCGGCAAGCTGCTAATAGGTCGATTTGGATTCACTGCCGAAATCGTCGAGAAACCTAAACCATGACCAGGCGCGAGAGCAGAAAAATCAAATTGAGAAAGCAGCGCGAAGCGATGCAGGCGAAAGGATATAAGCAGATTCAGGGTCGCTGGGTGCGAGAAAATTCGCAGCTACATCATGAACTGACGCATCGACGCTGGTCCTGAATGTCGATGGTACAGTGTATACATGCCAACGAAAAAGGAATCCAAGCCGAAACCAGCGGCAGCAAGAGCAGCTAAACCAAAACCAAAGCCGCAGCCAGAGCGCGGACGAGGTCGACCGAGCAAGTACACGCAGGAAATCGTTGATCGCATCTGCTACTCGTTGTCGCTAGGCAATACACGCACGACATCGGTCACATGTGCTGGTGTGTCCATGCCGACATTCCATACCTGGATGAATGAATTTCCAGATTTTTCAGATGCTATAAAAAGGGCCGAAGAGCAGGCAGTCGAGCATTATGTGAATGTGATTCACGCAGCCAGTGGTCAGACCTGGCAAGCTGCCGCATGGTATCTGGAGCGACGGCGACCAGCAGATTTCAGCAAGCAGGACAAGGTCGACATCACGACGAACGGCAAGGACATCAACGGGATGAGCGTCGAGGAGATGCTGGCGGAACTTGAACGAATTAAACAAATTAAGTCGACGTGAGCTGGCGCTGCGGCTGGCAATCGAGCAGCACAACCTGACGTTTTCTCAGTGGTATCAGCTGCGCAAACCGACAGACTACGGATTTCCCAGGCATATCAAATACCTGTGCGACATCGTCGACAAGGTGATTCGCGGCGAGCTGCAGAACGTTGCCATATCGATGCCGCCAGGACACGGCAAGTCACAGACCATCACGACCAGGCTGCCAGTGTACTGGGGTCAGCGTCATCCGAAGGACGCAATCGTTTTCACTGGCTACTCGCAGGATTTCGCCGACAGAAACCTGAGCAGACCAGCGCGTGAGCTGGCTGATGAGCTGGGTGTACTCGACGCATCATCGAATGCCATGAGTGAATGGCGGCTGACAAATGGCGCACGTCTGGTCGCCAGAGGAGTCGGCAGCGCACCGACAGGAATAAACCCGATTTCGCTGCTGATTTGTGATGATCCCATCAAGGACCGAGCGCAGGCTGAGTCGCAGATTGAGCGCAGCAACATTTGGGACTGGTGGACAGGGTCAGTGGTCCAGCGATTCTATCCAAGGACCAAAGCATTTGTCATCGCCACACGCTGGCATCACGACGATCTCATCGGACGGCTGCAGCAACAGTCAGACCATAACTGGACATTCATAAACCTGCCAGCAATCGCAGAGGAAAACGATGCACTAGGTCGGCAGCCTGGCGAGGCACTATGGCCAGAGGTGAAGCCGTTGGAATTCCTGGAGAACGTGCGGCAGCAAATGGGTGAGTACAATTTTCAGGCACTATTTCAGGGACATCCAAGCGTGCGCGAGGGCGCCATTTTCAAGGTGGACCGATTCGTATACATCGAGGCAGCAGACGTGCCACCGATGGTCGAGCTGGTGCGCAAATGGGACGTCGCAGCGAGCAGTGGGAAAGGTGACTGGACAGCTGGTGTCCTGATAGGCAAGGACGCACAAGGTCGAATTTACATTCTTGATGCGCAGCGATTCCAGCACAGCACAGACGAGAGAAATGCGCGGATGCTGGCGGCAGCTAGAGCAGACGGGCCGCAGGTCAGGATAGTCGTGCCAGAGGATCCTGGATCTGCAGGTAAGGACGCAGCGCTAAATTTCATCAGGTTATTCAACGGATACAATATAAAAGCCATTCGGGAAACAGGGTCGAAAGAGCTGCGAGCTGATGGTCTGGCAGCACAGGTGAATGCAGGAAATGTGGCACTATTGCGCGGACCATGGAATGCAGCATTCATCGAGGAGCTGCGGCAGTTTCCCACAGGCAAAAACGACGACCAGGTCGATGCTGGGTCAGGTGCATATAATGAGCTGTTCAAAACGAAAAATGTCTGGGATTGGTAAACGATGAAATTATTCGGTCTGGAAATAAGAGCAGCAAGGCCGCGACCACAAAACAGGGTCCTGGAGACGGTCGGGAATTCCTATGTCGGCGGGACAGCAATGCTGGGCGGGTATCTACGCTATGGTGCATCGGATCGAGACTGGAGGTCAGAGGCAGGACAGCTGGAGAGCAACAGCACTGTCGCCATCGCCATCGCTAAAATCGCAGCCAAGGTCGCACAGGCAAAACTGGAATTAAAAACGATTCAGCCTGATGGTGCTGTCACATTCAAACCTGATAACAGGATTTTCGCATGGACGAATCCCATGCCAGGGCTGGACCAGCACACACTGATGAAGGCGATCAGCTGCAGCCTGAAAATTTATGGAAACGCATACCTGCTGAAACGCAGAAACAAGACTGGTCTGATGATCGGTCTAGCACCATTGATGCCGTTTCAGGTCTATCCAAAATCCGACGTGCATGTCGATGGGTCGCCGAACAATGGGAATGAGTTAATCACCAGATACCAGGTTTTTCCGTATGGCGGCGGACAGACATTCTATGTGGCGCCATCAGAAATCATCCATTTCCGCGACGGCATGGTCGATGCCAACAATCCAGCACTGGGCATGTCTGCGCTCATGGCATGTCTGCGGCAGGTTGTGACAGATAACGAGGCCGCCAACTATGCAGCGACGCTCATGTCAAACATGGGCATACCTGGTGTGATTTTCTCACCAAAGGATTCAAACGCACTGGAGCCATCTACAGAGCAGCGCAAGTCGATGCGGGACCGATGGCAGTCATTCACACGGGATAGGCGAGGTCAGGCGATGGACCTACCTGGTGCATTTGAAATCACAAGGGTCGCCATGTCGCCGACAGACATCAAAGCCATCGAACAAAAGGTCCACGGTATGACCGAGATTCTAGCTGCGCTGGGTGTCGATCCGATGATTCTTGGGCTGCCGTCTGATAGCAAAACCTATAACAACATGGCAGAGGCGCGTGAGGCATTCATTGAGGACACCATTCTGCCGCTGCTTTCGGTCATCGCTATGACCATGGATAAAGCATTTTTCGAGGAGGGTCTGCAGCTGACGACCGAGCAGTACCTGGCATTCAACAACAGCTGTTATAGAGAGCTAGACGAGGACATCACTGCGAAATATGACAGGGCTGAAAAGGCATTCAGGTCAGGCGCATCGACACGCGGCGAATTTAGGAAGGCGCTAGGATTCATCGATAACCTAGACGATGCCAGGACATGGTTCGATATGAACGCATTGGCTGCGCCAGGCATGGTCACACGGGCTGCCAGGTATTCACTGCAGCAGCAGCGAGCGCTAGAGGAGATACAGCTGCGGGACGATGTGTAGAAACAGTCGGCACTGTGTCAGCCATCTAGGGTCACACTATGACCAGCTGGCGACTCGCGTGCTGACGTTCAGACCAAAGCAGGTAGAGATCAGGGCAGTACCATCGGCATTCCAGCAGGCATCGAATCGGAGTCATCAGGCATGGTTCACAGACATGCTGAATTTCAACTGGCGGCAGGTGAAACGCGGCACGGCGCAGCTGGTCGGTGGTGACATCGATGAGCTGACATGGGCGGATAGGTTTTACGAAACGATACTGCAGGCAAACGCGAATGCACACTGGATAGGTCGGGACCAGGTGTCTGACGCACTATTTACGGAATTCGGCGAGCAGGACATATTGGCTGCCAGAGCAATCGCAGACGTCGACGGTCAATACCTGCAGAATTTCCTAGACGATATTCTCGACGGTCGCTATGATGATGAGGATGGTCTGCTCGACAATGACAAGATCCTGCAGCGGCAGCGACTGTACATGAGCAAGTCGAGAGGTCTGGCAGCAGCTGGTGCTGTGGATAACCTGGGTATGGATGTGGAAATCACATGGCATCTGGGAGCAGTTGAAAAACACTGCGTCGAGTGTCCGCAGCTGGCAGGCATGTCGCCATTTTTCCGCGACGATTTGTTCACGACTCCAGGCAGTTGCGACACTCCATGTCTAGGAAATTGCAAGTGTCATCTCTCGTTCATTCATAATGGAGAACGAGTCGAGACGATTAAGCCAGTTCTACTTGAGGTCTAAACATGCCAGAAATTTTCTATCCGCCGAAATCAGTACAGAACGCATGCAAGAAGGGTCTGCAGCTATTTGAGGAGGGTCTGGGCGGCGATGGTCTGGAGCCTGCAACTATCAAGGAAGCCAGGTCGATGGCAGCTGGTGAGATTCAGACAGAAAACAAAATCAGAAAGGGTTATCGATGGTGGGCACGAAACGCACGGTTTCTGGATGAGCCAGAGGATTCACCAGCATTTGTGGCTGCGCTGCTATGGGGAGGACGCACAGCACCAGCATGGTTTGAACAAGCCTATAATTACATTATCGAAAACGAGAGCAGACAAATGAACATCGCAAAAATTCAGCATCGACAGTTTGACCTACGCATGGATGATGCGGTCGAATCAAAAGGCGGCCTCAAAGGTACGGCGCTGGCATACGGCAAATTGGACAGCTATAACACAGTTTTCGCGCCAGGGTCCGCCACAGCAGCGCTGCCTGATTTCGTCGCAAACGGTTCATTCCTGGCTGCTCATGACGCGGACGATTTGGCGATCGGCTACATTCGGTCGGCTGTCGACACAGGCACAGGTGTCGAGGTCGAGGTGGATTACCACACGACAGGTGATGCACAGGATGCAAGAACGGTCGCCATGGAGCGTCTAGCTGCTGGCAAGAAAGTCGGTCTGAGCATCGGGTTCACCATTGGAGACTATGTGGAATTTCAAAACGGCGACGCGCTGCTGGAAATGGCGGCGAGCATGGGCATGGACCTGAACCAGTTCGATGTGGAAAACATCCGCAAATGCCAGCGCGAGTGTTACTTGCTGGTCAGGCTGGCAAAGATTTTCGAGGTGTCGCAGGTGAATTTTCCTGCCGTACCTGATTCGGAAGCATCTGCTGTCCGACACGATTTTGGATCTACTCCTGCTGGCAGGTCCATGGCTGATGAAATCGATGCTGCTCATGATGCGGTCGATGCAGCAACTAAGCGAGCGACCGAGGTTTTCGAGCTGCGGTCGAGCGAAAACAAGACACTAGGCAAAGTATCCATCGAGAAACTCTATGCGCTGCGGGAAGCACTGGACCAGCTGATTGAGGCTGCGTCTGCACCGACAGCCATGGAGCGACAGGCGGAGAAATTTGCCAGATTGAGGAACATCAAATGAAATCAGTAAACGAGCTAAATCAACAACTCGCGAATGCTGTCAGTTTCCTGGATGAAACTCGCGCAAAATACGAAGGCAAGGCAGCCATGCCAGCTGACGTAGAAGCACGATTTGACCAGGCAGCAAACGACATGCTCGACGCGAAAAAGGAATTGGAACTCAGAGCAGAGCTTGAGTCCGCACGGTCATTCATGATGCAGCCAGCAAATGGTCCTGCTGTCATGGGCGCCAACAACAGCCAACAGGTAGAGGACGCATCAGTCCGCAGCTGGCGACAGTACCTGCGAGGCGACAGCAGCCAGGTATCGAATATCCGAGCAAGCCAACAGGTAAACCCAAACACTGCGGGTGGATTTTTGGTGCCGACGGTGATTTTGAATGAAATCATCAAGCCTGTTAACGATCCGATTTTCATGCGACAAATCTGCCGCGTGCAAACCATTCGAGGCAATGTAGCTGTACCACGACAGACAAACCGAGCCACATCATACTGGCAAGGTGAAACCGAAACTGCGACTGCGACCAGTGTGACCACAGGTCTGCGAGATTTCAAGCCGCACCGAGTGACTGTCAAAACATCGAACTCCAGACTGCTCATCGAGCAATCGGTCATCGATGTCGAGCAGTGGCTGGCTGAGGAATTGGATTACAGCGTGCGACTCAAAGAGGAAGCAGCTGCTATGCAGGGAACTGGTGTCGGTCAGTGGCTAGGAATTTTCACTGCATCGAACGACGGTATCAGCACTGCACGAGATGTTGAAACTGCAGGTTCAGGAACCATCGCAGCAGACGACATCATGTCGACCATGATGAACTGCAAAATGACCATCCGAAACCGAGGCAGCTGGGTCGGCAGCCGACAGTTCGTCACAGCTGTGATGAAACTCAAGGATTCCGCCAACCAGTATATTTTCAGCGAGTCCGCTGGAATTGGAAACGTTCTTGCAGTAGGCACTCCTATGGTTCTCAAGGGTCGTCCATTGTACGAGTCTGAGTCCGCACCGACAGCATTGACTGCTGGTAACTACCCTGTAGTTTTCGGCGATTTCCAATACTATCAAATCTATGATTTCTTGAATCTCGCGATTCAGGTATTGGTCGAGGATCCGTATGCATCCGCTGGTGAGTATGGCTATGTCATGCACAAATTCAGCGACGGTGCGCCAGTTCTTGAGGAAGCATTCAGCCGATTGAAGGTGAAAGCATAATGGCACATTTGTTCAATAGAGTCGCAATCACGACCATGTTTCCAGACGCTACAGCTGCGACTACCAAAAACCTAGCTGCTGGGACCACCGATGTCAACTCATCGGCACTCGACCTGCTAGGCGGCACTCAATTCAATATCGTCATCGATATGGGTGCAGTGACTGCGACTGGCACTGGAACATTCCAGCTGCAGTACAGCAACGATGGCAGCACTGGCTGGACCAACATTACTGGTGCGTCGTATGCATGGACTGATGCGGACACAAACAAAACTGTCACATTCTGTGTCAGTGAGGTTGTGAACCGATACGTCCGAGTCGCCATCGACCGAAACACTGCGAACACTGTCATCAGCGGCATCAAAGCCTATGTCATTCGCGCACTCGCGCCAGTGACTCAGGCAACTGGTGCAAACCAAAACGTCGCAGCACAACCAGTGATCGTGTCGCGAACAAACATCTAACATCTGAACATGGCCTATATCTCATCCACCGACCTGGCGACTTATCTCTATGATAAGGGGTTCGTTTCTGACGAGCTGTCTGCAGCAGACGCGACGCGACTGTTGAATTCCGCCATCGGTGAGTGGGAAGGGCTAGTCGGAGTTAAACCATTTCTCGCGGTATCGTCGACGAAAGTTTATGATCCGCGGGACATTCAGGCGGATAGACGCGGCTGGGTTCTCGACCTGGCCGTGCCTATTTCCTCAGCACCGACACTGGTGAAATCTGGTGTCAGCACAGGTGTCGCTGGGGCAACACTGGTGCAGTATGACGACTGGCTGCTGCCAGATTACACGGCGCCATATACGCAGCTGATTTTCAGAACCAAACCATATTTCAGGCTAGAAATCACGGCAGCCTATGGGTACACCGACGCGAACGGCATCGACGACCAGGTGAACGATGCAATCTACTGTCTCGCATCCGCCAGAGCTATCGAGGAGGGTCGAGGTCGCGATGGCATCGTGAGTCGTGTGAAAACAGGTCTGGTCGAGATTTCCACACCAGATAATCCTGTGAAGGAACTGCGCAAACGAGCAGCAGAAATCGCGCGAGGTTATTGGATTTCATGAGCGTGCCGTTTAAGCCGCATTCATTTCGAGTTTTCAGCACATCCGCACGCATCGGTGCGAACAACGTCGTCGAGGGATTTGCGCCAGATACTCCAGGCATCTACATCAGGGGAAACGCGCAGCAGATGTCGCCAGGTGCAGCCTATGACATTTTCGGTCGGGACGTGACAAACGGGTTTTCATTTTTCGTCGACGTGAATGATTTGAACAGGTCGACATTTGAGGTCGGCGGGACCATCGAATGGGTCGGCGACTTATATGCGATCGAGAAGGTCCAGGTAAACGAACACGGCATCGGCAGCGACCACATCGCAGTGTATGCCATCTTGAATAAACACTGACATGCACTACACAGACATTTTCAACCAAATCGCAGCGCACATCAAAACGGCATGGGATGTCGAAACCACATCGGCGGGACGTGCAGCCAAAAACCTGCCACAGTTGCCGCGTGCAGTCATTACGCTGGAGAGCTGCGACAGGACAGCCGCAGGACGCAGCATCGAGCAGCAATGGACATGGACAGTCGCTGGTGAATTCGCACTGCCAGTGGGCAGCACAGACGCACAGAAACTCATGGCGGAAAAAGCCGAGGCACTCATCGACCTGCTAACACCATTTTCTGAATCGTCGGGTAGTGTCCCAGCAGCTGCCGCCGCATTCGGTGGCATAGGCTATCAGCCGATGGTCCCAAATTGGTCACCGATTCCGCTGGATGATGCCGACAACAGCTGCGGGGTCACTATGACATTCACGGTGAACACAACTGTATGGCAGTAAGACGCACGCATTTGCAGCACTATAACGCGCTGATTGAGAAATTCAACAGGTACGAAATTGGCAAGGAAAAAGCCATCGAGGAGATCAGGAAGCAGCTGCAGAACGATGCCGTCGAAATGGTGTCTGGTGCGACACCACAGGGAGAGGCACGGGTCAAATGGCTGGCACGTCTAGGGCATCCGTATGGTCGAGGTCAGACGGCTGCTGAATCGACACCGACGAGCAGACCACGGGGACCAGGCAAGTATAAACGAGGACCAAAGAAAGGCAAAAGCAAAGGTCGCGCACCATACCTGCCGATTGGGACCATCAGCGGCGATTTGAAGGCTTCAGCATTCGCCAGGAAGGATAGGCAGGGCGGACGAAACCTGATTACCTACGGCTACGGCAAGCGTGCGAAGGGTGCGTTATTTGCTGTGCTTCCAGCAGGCACAAAGAAAATGCATGGCAGAGGTGTCTGGGCGCCAGGGCAGCGAGGTGAGCTGAACAAACGATCCAATGCATATAGGAAAGCGTATCGAGACCAGTTCATCAAAGACGTGCGGAAACCATGAAATCGACATGTCAAAATGAAATTCAACACAGGTAAGAAACTATGAAATACTCAGGTGATTTGACGGCATTTTCTCTCGCAGGGTCGAGTGTCCTGGACACGTTCACCAACGCGACCATTAAAACATCTGTGCAGGTCGAGGAGGGCAAGGGCGGAGCAGCGCGGCACTCATTGGCAGTACCTGTGAAAAGGAGTTTCGAGGCATCGGCTGAACTGATGCGCGACGTATCAGGCACACGGCAGACGACACTCACATTGACTGTCGCAAATCTAGTCGCCGACATCATCGCCAAGGTCAGAACCTGCACCATCAACGTCAGCAACGCAAACCAGGAATGCTCAGGTCGAGCTGATGGATTCATGACCTACCAGGCAACTGGGACCAAATTCACAGGATCCGCCACACTCCAGATTTTGGACGCAGACACGACCACACTCATGGAAACGGTCAACAACGCGACACTGTCGAGCGTGCAGACCACACTGTCCATTTCCGTCGGCGGCGTTGTGCTGGTCCTGCCAGTCACACTGACATCGGCTGAATATCGTATCGAGCGGGACGGCCTCATTCTAGTGAATGTGGAATTCGAGCAGCGCGGCACACCGACAACTGTGACAGGCAGCACATTGTTCACCAGCATCATGACAGGTGCGACCACATGCGCCATCGTCGCGACCATCACGACTGTCGGGACCTACACTGGCAGCAGCATCATCGAGTCGGCGACATTCACGCTACCAGAAACTGGCATTGTGACTGAATCGTACACATTCAAGGGTCTGGGTCAGCTGGTCAAGAGTTAAGATTTTAAGCATAGGAAACTAACATGGCAAAAGAAAAAGACACCATCATCGTCGGCGGATTTCGCGACCATCAATGCGGCGAGGCAGCAGCCGAAAAACCTGCCGAGAAACCAGCAGACAAACCTGCTGAGGACGTGACTGAATAATGGTCGGCGACCTACTGAACAAGATTCTGGACCAGTCGGCTCCAGTGTCTGATGTCGTCGAAATCACTATCATCGACGGAGTCAAGCTGAAATTCAAGGTGCTGTGCGACATGGAGGAACGGCTGCGGGTAGAGGCGGAGGCACTCAGATTCGCCAAGCAGATGTCGAAACAGATTGCAGAGGGCGCTATTTTGCCAGCATGGAAAGAGGTTGCGACCGATAACGCAGGCATTCTGGCACAGGCGAAAATGCTCGCGCTGCTGTCGCTAGACGAGGAAATGCAGAACGAATTGTCATGGCTGACCATCGCGAAAAAGGCTGCACCAGTTTTTGCTGGCACGGTCGCTGCGCTCGATCAGGCAGCAGCAAATCGCACGGGCGACTATGCAGTATTTGTCGAGGAAAAAAAAAGCTGCAGCGGAACGGAGACTACGCAGCCAAGTGTCGAATAGCAGTGGATGTCTACAGGAAATGGTATGACGACTTGGACGCACATGAACAGTTTCGTGTGCTGCAGATTCTGGCGCTGAACGAGGTCCATCCAGCACCACCACGGCAAGTCATAATAGTAGGATAACATGGGTGCAGTCGTCGTCGAACAGGTTGTCGCGCAGTTTATACTCGACGACAAAGGCTATAAGAAAGGCGCCGATGCTGTGGTCAAGGATTCGCAGCGAGTCGCCAAGTCCATCGACCATGCACAAGGTAAATCCACGTCAGGCGGCAAGGGTGGAATTCTCAAGGGTCTGGGTGAGGGTTTAGGCGCAGTCACTGGTGCATTCGGTGCTGTGGCTGCGACCATCGGTGCCGTCGCGATTCCATTGGTCATGGGCGGAAAAGCTGCTGTGCAGACTGC